TGTAGGCTTTAAAGGTACGTTTACAACAGATGATATTATTCATGTGAAGTATTACAACCCTACGATTACCAATGGTCAGCAGTTCAGAGGCCTTAGCCCATTGCAGGTTTTGACTAAGCGTGTGACTAGATTGGATGCTGGAATGAATGCATCAGTTGCTCAAATGCAGAATGGTGGCATACCAGGTATTGTGTATGAAAAGGCAGATTTTGGGGTTGAGGAATTAGGACAGCGTAAGAATGACTTTGCTAAGTATCTAAAGAATAGCAGTAACAAAGGTGCGCCATACTTCGCAGCTGGTGAAATGGGATACTTAGAGCTAGGGTTGAAGCTTGCAGATATGGAGGTATCGGATTTACAAAAGATAGACTTCACAAAGATTTGCAATGCATATAAGTTCCCTGAGGTATTGCTTAATAATACAGATAGCAGTACATACAACAACATGAACACAGCATTAAAGATGTTGTATACAAACTCAATACTTCCGAACATACATTTATTTAGGGATGCATTGATAAGGGGTATACTTCCGATGTATACTGATGGAATTCAAAGAACGATAGAGATAGACATTAGCGACATACCAGCAATGCAGGAAGACATGAAGACGCAAGCTGATGCATTGAATGCAATGTGGTGGATAACACCTAATGAGAAGCGTGAGATACAGGACTTTGAGATGATAGAAGAGGATGCAATGAATCAGATTATTATTGATTCAGGCAAACAATTAATAACGGATTTAACCATCAGTATTGATGATTTACCTTTGTAATGATGGAAAAAAGTATTGAGCAAATTACACAGATGATACACAGTAAAGTCTCATTGATGTTAATCAGTGAGTTACCAGTGCCATCTTGTCCGTTAAAGAAACAGCAGAGGGAGTGGAAGGTAGAGCAAGTAAAGAAAGCATTAGCAAATAAGTTAGGTTCACAAGGGTTAAGTATAACCGTTAGTTTATGACACAACAGGAACAAACAGCATATTTTAATAGGTGGAGTAAGTTCCAACAAAGGTACGAGAAGTTGTATGCGCCTAAGTTCCATAAGGCTTTAAAAATACAATTGGATGCGTTTGTAAAAACACAGGACCCAATGATGTTACCAGTATTCCCCATCTATGATGTGTTGGTATCATTGTATAAGACGGTTGGGCCGGCATGGGCAAGAGTTACAAGGGTTGAATCAATAAAGGCAGATGATAACTTTGTAAGTGGTCAGATGGGTTTTAATGAGCGAATTGTAGAGTTAATGAATCAATACTACGGCATAGATTTGTTAAACGATGCAAACCTAATGACCAACTACAGCACGGCATTTATACAAAGGGTGTTAAGTGATGCAGCAGTAACAGGTGCCTCATTTGATGATATTGTAAGGCAGTTGTTAGTTAGTCCGGCATTTAATGCAATGAGGGCTAGAAGGATAGCAAGGACAGAGACTGTTACCAGTGCAAATGGTGCGGCTATGATTTATGCAAATGAATCAGGTAATGTAATGGAGAAAGTATGGATAGCGGTAAAGGATAAACGTACAAGGCACGATCATAAGATGGTAGATGGTACAAGGTTACCAATTGAGACACCATTTAAATTAACCAATGCAAAGCTAGGAGATATTGGAATGATGCAACCGGGTGTAAGGACACAGCCTAACGGGTTGCCAGTTCCAGCTGAGGAGGTAGTTAATTGCAGGTGTACGGTTGCTTTCAATGCTAAGCGAGATAGGAACGGCAGAATAATTAGAAGATAATACACCTGGTTGGCGTAATTGGGAATGAATACCAACATTAGGAAACGCCCTTACATAGTAGGGAGATAAGGGTGCGAGTCCCTTACCAGGTGCAAAATATTTGGTTTTATATTTAAAATAAATTAGTAACTTTATATCAATGAACAGCATATACAACATAAAGGATGTATCAATAGTATCTGAGATAATGGATATGAATCCGGTTCAGGGTATTGTTACAGGTTATTTTAGCAAGTTCAATAATGTGGATAGTGATGGTGATATAATGAAGCCTGGTGCATTTACTAAGACGATAAATGAGCAGGGACCAGCATCAGCACAACCAAGAATAAAGCATCTACTTAATCATGATCCATCACAACCATTAGGGAAATTATTGACCTTAAGAGAGGATGAGTACGGATTATATTATGAGAGTCAAGTAGGAACGCATGAAGGCGGTGAGGATTTTATAAAGATGGTTGAAAGTGGATTAATAACTGAGCATTCAATCGGGTTTAAAATAATAAAGCGTAATCAGGTCCAATCCTATGAAAACTATTTACGCAATCCATCATTAGGTCAGTTTGAAATTACAGAGGTTAAGTTATATGAAGGTAGTTCACTTACTGCATGGGGTGCTAATGCATTAACACCAATCACATCACTTAAGGGTGATAACAATCTTGATGTAGACATGATAGTTGCAAAGAGTGCGGCTATTGATAAGTTCTGCAGAAACACAACGGCAACAGATGACACAATACAGATGTTGTTGTTACACAGCAAACAATTGGCTCAATTAATTCTAGATATGAAATCTAACACTACTCAACCGGTAACAACCATTGAGCCAGTAGATGAAACATTGGATATTATAAGAGCGTTTAGAAATAACATTTAATAAATTACAAAAACCATAAGACATGGAAAAGAAAGAATTAATGTCAGAATTGGAAGCGTTAAAGTCAACACTTGAAACTTCAATATCTGAGAAAACTAAGTCTGAGATTGCTGATCAATTGAAATCAGTAGTAACAGCGGTTGATGAGAAAATCAACGCATTTGGTAACGGTAGTGATTCAGCTGAGGCTGTAAAAGCTATGACTGAAGAGTTTAACAAATTAAAGGCTGAGCAAGCTGCAATCTTAAAGGGATTTGATTTGTTACAAACAAGAGTAAAGTCTGCATCTACATCTAAGATGGAGAACAAATCTTTTGGTCAATTATTTAGCGAAGGATTAGAAGAGAATTTTGACAACATCCAAAACGTAAAGAAGGGTAAGCCATTTAGAATGGAGTTAAAGGCTGTTGGTAACATGACATTGGGTAATAACTTAACTGGTGATGGTGTTGCAACTTATGCAGCTACACAAGCTATCTTACCTAGTCAAAAGATAAACTTCCGTGATTTGATGCCTACTGCAATTAGCGGTACAGGTTTGTATGTTCAGTATCGTGAGACTGGCGGTGAGGGAAATATCGCAGTTCAGACTGAGGGTGCTAGCAAAGGTCAGATTGATTACGATTTATCAGAAATCAAGATTGTAGAAGATTACATCGCAGGTTTTGCGCGTTTCTCAAAGCAAATGGCTAAGCAATTACCATTCATGCAAACAACCTTACCAAGATTGTTATTGAGAGATTTTTACAAGGTTGAGAATAGCACATTCTTTACTACTGTAAGTACTGCTGCAACTGGTGCTACTACATCTGCAGAAACTGATGATATCAAGTTTATCGTTGATTGTATTGCAGCACAAATGCAAGCTAACTTCAATGCATCTTATGCTTTAGTATCTCATTTGCAATTAGCACGTTTAAACAAGTTGTTATACACTAACGGTTACTATCAAGGATCGGGTGGTATCTTGTCTATGAGCAATGGTAATGTTGCAATTAGTGGAACACCAATCTTGCCTGCATCTTGGGTAACTGATGACAAGATTTTGATTATTGATAGAGATTATCTTGAGCGTGTTGAGACTGAGGCTATCACAGTTGAATTCTCAATGGAAGATCAAGACAACTTTACTAAGAACTTAATTACTGCGCGTATTGAGTGTCTTGAAGATGTAAACTTGATGTTACCAACATCTGCATTATTTGCTGATTTAGGAAACGTATAATATCGGTTAGTTTGTTTCGTTTGATGATGATAAAGGCCCTACCCTACGGGGTGGGGCTTTTTAAAATAAATAAATCATGGTAGAGTATAACAGTGTCTTAGATGTTCAATTTCAAGATGGGGTAATAACAGAACCAGTTACATTAACTGAGGCTAAAAATTTCTGTAAGATAGACATAAGTACTGATGATGATTTGATTAATGTGTTAATTACTGCAGCAAGGCAGATGTGTGAAGCTTATACTGGTGTAGGGTTTGTAGAGCATGATGTTGTAGCAGTGCTGAACAATAGCAACGGAGACATATACATACCATATGGTCCAATGATAGCTATAAATAGTGTTGAGGATGATAACGGCAGAGTGTTGGTATTAGATTTGGATTATACGTTAGGTGGCAATGAGTTTAAGAGACTTAGGACACCACATAACAACAACATCACCATTGATTACACAACAGGTTACACAACACTACCTGAGATTTTAAAAACAGCATTACTTAACCAGGTGTATTATTTGTACGATAATAGAGCGGTTGCAACAGATGACATTAGTCCAATAGCTAAGATAATTTTAAACCTATTTAAGCGTGTATAAATTAAATCGTAGAGTTACTATAAATCGATACACAACGAGCTTGAATGAGTTTGGTGGGTTGGTTAGTCTATTAACTGGTAGTTGGTCAAAGTGGGCAGATGTGGAGCAAAGAGATGGGGCAACAGCTAAGAGTTATGATCAGAACCAGTGGACTTATGACCAAAACTTTATTTTAAGGTTTGAGCGTGAAAGACCAACAAGGAGTAACGATGTGATAGAGTATGAGTCGCAATTTTACAAGATTAATTCAATACAGATAAGAAATGAGGGCGCGAAGTCTTTTGAATACATAAAGGCTACTAAGTTAGATGAATCAATAAATTCAGATGCACCAATGGACACAGGAAACATAAAAGTATACAACTACATAGCTGATGGTGGTGAGTATCAATTTACTTACAATGGGTTGATTGGTAAGAATGTTTTTGGTGCGTTTAAGGATGGTGTACAATACATGGTAATTACTGCAGGCAGTCTAGTAGGCAAAGAGGTGTTGTATAATAGTGCTACAGGTGAGTTTACATGGGGTGCATTTTTCGAAGTTAACGAGGTCGCAACAATACTTTATTACTAATGCAATTAGAAGTAAAAGGCTTAGATACGCTGATTAAGAAAATGGATAAGTTAGCTAAGGATGTACAAAAAGAGGTACAGGCTGAGCTTAATGATTGGGCTGATCAGACATCACAAAACGCAATACAATTAGTAAGTGCAAATAGTAGTGATGAGGGTTTATTAAAGAATTCAATTAAGCCATATTATGGGCAAGGTTCAGCGAGTGTAAGAGTGGCTGCTAAATATGGTGCATATGTAGAATTTGGAACTAGAAAGTATGCAGCAGCATATGTAAGTAGTTTACCTGCAGATTGGCAAGCTTATGCAGCAACATTTAAAGGTAGTACAGGTGCAACGTTTGAGCAGTTTGTAGAGTCACTTATCGGGTGGGCAAATAGAACGGGTAAAATGGATCCTAAGTATGCTTATGTCACAGCATTAAAAATATTAAGAGAAGGTGTAAAAGCGAGACCATTTATTTACCCATCTGTACAAAAAACATTACCAGTATTAAGAAAGAATTTAAGAGCAATATTTAAGTTATGAGAGATGTAAACAGTGCAATATTACAAGCTTACTATGAAATAGTGGATGGGTTGGATATTCCTGTTTATGAGGGTGAGGAACCGGATGACGTAAAGCATAAGATTTATTGTGTCATTAATGATGCAACATCAACTGAGACAAGTACATTTAATAGCTCAGATGTACAATTGACCGTACAATTATCTGTACATAGTTGGGAATACAAATACAACAACAGCAAAACATTAAATACAGCTTGTGGAGCGATTATAAGCGCAATTAAGCCACAAGGAGTTGATAACATAGATTTATCAGCATATGGATTACAAATGCTAAATTTAACGCTACAAACGGATAGGACAGAAAGATTTGGTAATTTGGGTGGCAAAGTATTTATTTCAAGGATATTGATATTTAAACAAGATATTTTCGTAATTTCATAACAAATTAAAATTTAAATAAAATGGCAGAACACAAAGTAGCAGGTGGTACAATGTTATTATTCATTGATCCTGCAGGTGGTACATCTTATGATACTGTAGTTTGTTTGACTTCAGTAAGTAAAGCTGATTCAGTAACTGTTGTAGATGCATCTAGTGCATGTGGACCTGATAAGAGTCCTGGTACTGTTGAATTATCTTATAGCTTTGAAGGTCAACATTTACAAGATCCTGATAGTGGTAAAATAAGCGGTACAGATTTAAGATTATTATTGAGAGCTAAAACTTTTTTTGGTTGGAAGATTGCACCTGTATCACCAGTAACTGGTGATGAGATTGAAACAGGTACAGGATTCTTTTCTGAATTAAGCTCAACATATGCATTCGACTCTATCGGGACCTTTACTGGAACTATACAGCCAATAGGAACACCTTCATTGACTATTCAAGCATAATTTATAACATAGGTTAATTTGATTGGCTTGTTATTGAGTCAATCAAATTAACTATTTCTAAAACAAACAAAATGAAAATCAAACTAAACGGCAAAGAGTACGGAATTAAATTTAATCAATTAGCCATTGAGAAATTACACGAGTTTAATGATGGTGAGACTACATCAGGGTTTATGTATGCGATGGTGTACGGTGGTATGATTGGTTACAGCAGATTAAAGCGTGAGGATGTCGATTACACATGGGAGTTAGTATGTGAATGGGTTGATGATATGGAGAATAAGAATGAGCAGATTCAAGCTGTTACTGTATTATTAAATGAGACAAAGGTTTGGAATGACTTGATTAAGCAAGGTCAAGAGATAAGAGAAAATGAGGAGAAAAAAAAAGCCATAGAGAACAGTGCTACGACAACCTCAAGTTTGCTTTAGGAAAATTAGGATGGAGTGTAGATGAATATTACTGTTCAATGCCTCATGAGTTTTATGCGGCTTGTGAAGGGTATCAAGAGAGGCAAAAGGAATCGGCTATGGTCATTCGTTTTGCCTCTTTTCGTGTAGCAGAAGCAATGGCAGGAAGTAAAGCAATAGGTAAAATAGATAGATTCTGGCCGATGGAACAAGAAGAGAGAAAGCAGATACAACCATTGACATCAGAAGAGTACAAAGCTATATTAGAGCGACACAATATAAAGATTAAATAATGGCAGAAGAGATTGAGATAATAGTCACGGCAACCGGGTTTGACAAGGTCAGCACAGGGCTTAAGAATACAACTGATGCATTAAAGACTACAGCTACTGAGGCTAAGAAAACCGGTGATGCTTTAAAGAGCAATTTAAACAATGGTGCTGCACAAGCAGGGCAATCTATTACTAACTTATCTAGGATTGCACAAGATGCTCCATTTGGCTTTATAGGTATTGCAAACAACATTAACCCATTAGTTGAATCATTTGGCAGATTAAAGGCTGAGACTGGCAGTACAGGTGGAGCGTTAAAAGCGTTAGCGAGTGGACTTACTGGTCCTGCAGGTTTAGGTTTGGCATTTGGTGTGGTAACGGCAGCTATAAGTTTTGCACAGATTGGATTTAGCGCATGGAATAGAAAGGCAAAAGAAACTAAAGATATAGCTGATGAAACAGCAAAAGCTTTAGAATCAATTACACAATCTTTAGCTAAAGAGGCAACAAATGTAACTTCATTAATTGCAGTTTTAGATAATGAGACTGAAAGTAGAGATAGAAAGCTATCAGCATTACAAGAATTAAAGAAAATTAATCCTCAAATATTTGGAGATTTAGATTTAGAAAAAGGTAAAGTTGAAGGATTAACTACAGCTTATGATGCTTACATATCATCATTACAAAGTACTATTACAGCAAAATTATTACAGGGCAGAATAGAAAAAGAATTAAATAATTTAATAACTATTCAAGGTGGTGCTTTAACCGAATCAGAAAAAGGCATTTTAAATATTGGTAAAGCTATTAATTCAGGTGTTGTTAATAATTTAAAACAATTCGGAAGTGAGGGAGCTAATGCAGCGTTAAAAGTACAAGAAATTAATAGTGCTTTTGATAGGAAAAAACAATCTAACATTGATGCTTCAAAAGCTAAGATAGCTGCATTAACAGCTGAGTTGAGTAAATTAAGTCAAGCTATAGATTTACCTGAAATAAAACCTGATAAAGGCGGCAAAGTAAAAAAAGCAACAAAAGATGTAGAAACATTAGCAGATGCATACAAATCATTTGTAGCACAAATAACAGCTAATCAAAGAATAGCTTTAGCTTTTAATGAACCATCAACAAAAGCTAACATACAAGCTTACACTTCATTTATTGAAACTGCTATAACTAAGTTTAAAGCTAGTGGGACATTTACTTTACCATTAGTTGTAGAATTAAACGCATTAAAAAGGTCATTAGATGCAGTAAAGCCAAAAGATTTAGTTAGCTCTTTACAAGAGAAAATTAATCTTACACCTATTGCAATACCATTTGACATACCACAAGGTTCTATTAATAATCTAAAAAAGCAAACAACAGATATTACATCAAATTTATCAGCTGCATTAGAATCATCTATAGCAGCTATTGGTGTCGGATTAGGTGAAGGTTTAGCTGCTGCAATAAATGGTACTGCTAATTTTGGTGATATTTTTCAAAGTATATTTAATGCATTGGGCGGTGTTGTTGCTACATTAGGAGAGCAGATAATTGCAATAGGTGCGGCTGCATTAAATGCACAGGCTGCAATAGCACAAGCCTTAGCAAATCCATTTTTAGTAATTGCAGCAGGTGTGGCATTGGTAGCATTAGGATCACTTATAAAAAGTGCTACATCACAAAATAGATTTGCAGTTGGTACACGTAATGCGCCTGGTGGCATGGCTTTAGTAGGTGAGCGTGGACCGGAAATGATAAGCTTACCAAGAGGCAGTCAAGTATTGCCTGCAGCGCAAACCGCAAACATGATGGGTGGTGTTGGTGCAGCTGTAGAGATTTATGGCATTTTACGTGGTCAAGATATTTATTTTAGTAACAAAAAATATAGTGCTACTTATGCACGTACAACATAATGGGATTAAAATACACTAGCTCATTTGATTCGATTAGGACAGAAAGTACATACATTGTAAATATCTATCAAGAAAGTTATGATAGTACTCCTATTCCTTTTATATTAGCTGCTACACCAGTTGTACAAGAGTGGCAGGAAGATGATCCATTGGCACCAATAAAAGGAAGTACACTAACAATAAATCTTACTACATCAGGTGGATTAGAGTTATTAGATTTTTATAGTGATAATGACAATGAGTATTTAGTGAGGTTAATAGGTGATGATGTAACAGGAACTAATACTGTATTATTTGAAGGGTATATTTTACAAGATGATTGTAGTGAGGTGCAAGTAGATTTTGTACATACAATCACACTAACGGCAAGTGATAACTTAGGTACAATAAAAGATATTACATTAGGTAAAGCAGCTGAGTTATTTGGTGATACAATTACATTAACAGATGTGCCGATTGCTTTTTTACCATCTGAAAATTACTTAGTAATTGATACTCCTACTTGGGTTGTGCAACCTGGTCAAACATTTACGATAGATGGAACACCATTTACAATGGTAACAAATTTAGGTGAAATTGATACTGTTTATGATGGATGGTGTATACAGATAGTACAGGAAATAACAACATTTGTTGTAGGTTCTTATGACATAGGCTATAAAGAAGTAGAATCGTTAGATGGTTACATTCCATTAATAACTTTTATTAAATTATGTTTGCGTTCTACTTATTTAAATTTGCCTTTGTCTTTTTATGGACACATTACTCCCACCGATGGTGAGATATTTGTTGATACAGGTGAAACTAGAATGCTTGAAGATGTAACCTTGTTAGGCAATACATTTTTAAAGAATAATATGTACATGAGCTGTTATGATGTTTTAGAGATAATTATGAAGCGTTTTAACATGACATGTTTCCAATCAATTAATAGTTGGTGGATTGTAAGAACACCGGATATGTTTTTGGATTACCAGCAAGGTGAGACAGTAATTAATTATTACAAATACGAGGAAACAACTTTCACATACTTAGATAAATTTACAATAAACAAATCATTTATAATAACTACAAATGGCTATGTTGAAACAGGATTACTAAAATCTATCATTAGACCGTACAGAAGAACACTAGAAACATTTAATTATGTAATACCTGAAAGTTTATTATGTAATAGTCAATTTACTGATTTAGGGCCTTTAAGACAAGTAACAACTGGTGGAGGCTTTACTAATAGAGAATATGATTTACCATGTTGGTATAATTATGATGGTGGCAGTCCTTATCCTGATAGATTTATAAGAGTTGTATATGATGCAGATGATCAAGAGGTTGATAGATATGCTATTGTTACAGGTGCTAATTTTGATGATTCAAAAAGTGTACAATCTAATAATATAGAATTAAAGCAAAATGACATAATTAATTTTACTTTTCAATTTAGAACAGATGTAAGTCAACCAGGTAATGTTAATTGTATTTTTGATATTAGAATTTCAGATGGCACTACAACTTATTATTTAAATAATGATGGTACATGGGATGCTTCTACAGGATGGACATTTAATGTTCCATCAGGTGATAATACTAATGTTTGGCATAATGTACAAATGAAATCAAAACAAATACCATTTAATTGTGTAATGAATGTATTTTTAGCCGAAGTGACATCTTCGTCATCAGATCAAACATGGTATAAAGATTTAAAATTAGATGTTACAAATGAAATAGCTGGACAGCCACAAATAAATGGTCATACACATACAGCAACTCAAACTAAAACATTAAATAATGTCAATGATGTTGAAATATTTATTGATAATAGTTTTGGTTCATCAATATCTGGTACATTATTTTTAACATCACAAACAGGCATACTACAGGACAAATGCACTACATGGAAGTTTGGGGTACCTGATGAAATATTTGATAATTTAGGGCAATTAGTAACACAGACTTACATGTTTCAGCGTTACATCCCTAGAACCAAATACAATGGCAATCTTTTATACATCAGAAACCAAAATGGAGTAATGAGCAATTTAGCAATATTTACCAATGAATTTACTGGTTCATTATTATATAATAAAATGCTATTAGGCAGTTTTGCAATTGATTACAAAAATGATTCAGCTGAGTTTACTATGTGGGAAGTATTTAATAAAACTCAAGCTGCACCATCAGATAATTACCTTGATTTTACAAGTTATTTATTTAATATTCTCTATCAATTTAATTATCTTTATGAAAACAATTAAGCAATGGGATTAGTACGTGGCGAAGATGTAATACTTAGTGCTTTAATAAATCAAGATGGCACTGTTGTGCCTGTTCCTTTTGGCTGTGCTAGATCAGTGACGTTTGACATCTCTACAGACTTCATAGAAACATCAGTAACTGAGTCGGGATATTTTAAAACATTTATTCCATCAGGCAAACAATACAGCGGTAATATAGAGGGGTTGGTGTTTTTAAATAAGCCCGAAACTGGAGAAAATACACCAGCTACAGCAGTACTAGACTTTTCAAGTTTAGCTGGGTTTTTTCCTGCTACAGCTTCAGATGCTTTTGTATACTCTGATTATCCAACATTTGAAGCTCTTTTATTAGGTTTATTTACAAATGCTGTAGATTTTAATATCGGTCAGTTTTTAATTGATGTAAGAAATTATATTAACTTTTTTACATCAACTACTCAATATTCATGTGTAATCAGTGGTAATACAATAATAATTACAGCACCTACATCTTTAGGAGCTGATATAAATGGGTTTACAACACATTGCAATTATGATATTGATGGTAATACAGGTACAATTACTGGAACCTTTGCAGGTGGTACAAATGGTTTTTATCCCGATAGATTAGGGATTGGATGGTTTTATGATAAGATTTTAAGTGGCGAAATAATACAATTGAAATATTACGAGACAGATGATGATAATCATTATTTACAAAAGGAGTGTAATGTCTACATTGAGTCAATAAATGAGACTTCATCATTTGATAATATGGTAACATTTACAGCGGAATTTAAAGGGAATGGCGCACCAACTATAACTTATGGCGAAATATAAATACATACTAACGTTAATTATTACACTATTTGCAGTTACTACATTTGCTCAACCAGCACAGTATACACCAATGACAGCTGCAGGCTATCAGATGAAGAGGCTAAAAGTAGACTCAACACTACATCTACCGAGTTTTTGTGGTGTTCCCACTATTCGTGGTAGTGTAGCAAAAGAGGGAGCATTGGCAATAGATACGTGTGGTGGGTTACTTTATATGTGGACTAGGACTGCAGGATGGGATACGGTTAACACTTCGGGTGGTGGTGGATCATCAACAGACACAACATCACTTAGCAACAGAATTAACTTAAAAATTGATTCATTAAAACGTAGCAATGATAGTGTTTACGCGTGGATAAATGGCACAAGAGTATTTCAGTTTACAGATAGTGTTGGAAGCGGTGGTGGGGATTTTTGGAAGACAAGTGACTTTACAAGTTTAACAAATAATGTACAAATTAGAAGCGACAATTCAATACAATTTGCTGGGATTGATGATGAATTAAAAACATTTGCAATAAATGCAGTAGATTATAATTTTAGTTTGCAAGGAGGTGCATATAAAATTGAAGGTTTAAATTCACAAATAGATACATCTTTTTATAAACCTTTAGTAATAGGAACAGATAATAATATTCAAAGATTTCCATATTGGGTTGGGGGTGGTGGTGCAAATGATACTACAAAAGTTCCATACACGGGTGCAACAAAAGATGTAAACATAGGTACTCACGATTTGTTTACAAACAAAGTTTATTTGTATGATGAACCTAATGATAATTACGGAAGTATTCATTATACAGATGGAGATTTCCATGTTGAGGATGCCGACAATCATAAGTTATTAGTCATAGAAGATGGTTTTATGCAATTGCATCTTAATGATACAATACAATCAAATATTTTTACTACCAGTTTAACGCAAACTAGAAATCATACTTTACCTAATGCAAGTGGAACATTTGCATTAACATCTGACACAATAAGCCTTTCTAACCGCATTAATACTAAGCTAAACGCTACAGATACTGCAAGCTTATCTAATCGTATAAATTCTAAATTAAGTTCTAGTGACACTGCAAGTCTTTCTAATCGTATTAATGGTAAGCTTACAATTGGTGACACAACAGTATTTCAGCGCAAATCTTTGTCGGCAAATACAATAATGGCTAACAATACAAGCGCAACGGCAAACGCAACGGCTCAACAATTTAGAGACACTTCGGGCGTTTATTCTGGAACAATAACTTGGACAGGTACAACCGCACCTTCAGGGGCTACAACTCACACTTATAGGCTTACGCAAGTTGGTAAATGTGTTACACTTCATATTGCTTTGGTTTATGCTTCAAATGGTGCTGCATTAACAGCGGTTACACTTACGTTACCGAGTGGCGCACCTACACCTGTACAACCAACAGGATTAACAAGCGCATCATCTAATATGTACCCTGTAAATGGTCAGTTGGCAAGTTCAGCAAATAATTCTATTTTATCAGCTGCATCTAGAGGCTTTTTGAGAAATAACGCAGTAGGTAATGCATTTGATATTTTATTAAATTTTGGTAGTATAGCACCTGGTCAATTAGGTGTAACCGTACAATATTGGACAAACTAATTTTATGCACATAAGACAAAAAATAGACGTAACAAATAAAGCAAGTGAAATTGCTTACACGGTTGTAATTACAACGGATTGGACCTTGCCTTTAAATGAGCATCCGTCTATTCTAGAACACCCCGATTTGTTTGAAATTACAGAAGATGAAATACCAGATAACGCACAATTTTTAAAATATAATTAATGAATCAACATAACCCACCATTAACGGCTATTAGCGGAATTTGTGCGGTTGTATCTATTACAGACATACAACCTGTATTAACTTTTATCGCGTCTTTAATTGCCATTATAAGTGGAGTATATTCAATTTATAAAAAATCAAAAAAGTAAATTATGAACAGTACATTTTTAACATTGAATTCTAGCGACTTTTTAAAAGGTCTTATTATGGCGGTATTATCAACAGTTATAACCGTAGTGTATCAAACCGTTGAAGCTGGTAGTTTAGTATTTGATTGGAAAGCAATCGGCACTATGGCATTAACTACAGCACTTGCCTACATCATGAAAAATTTATTTACCAATTCAACAGGTAAGTTATTTGCAAAAGAACAAAATTGATATTGCAATTGAGTACAGGAAAAAATACCCTGATTACCCAACATTAAAGTTGGCGCGGATAATGTATGCGGAAAACAATTTGCTTTTTAATAATGTTGAGGTATGCAGAACAAAGTTGAGATACATAGAAGGTAAAAGCGGGAAACGTAATTTAAGTTGGTTAAAAAATAAAGATTGTGTTATGAAAGAATCACGCCCTTTAAATCCTTACAATTTACCTGAATCTTATGAAGAACAAAGAGAACCTTATGTATTGCCTGTATGTTGTGACAATATTCTGCTTATATCTGATCTCCACATTCCTTATCACAATATTTCTGCAGTCACTATAGCCCTAGATTACGGCAAAAAAGAAAAGGTAAATACTATCTTTATAAATGGTGATTTAATAGATTGCCATGTTGTGTCAAAATTCGAATCGAATCCTAAAAAAAGGTCAATTAAGCAAGAGTTTGATGCAACTCGTGAATTTTTGACACAACTTAGAAAAGCATTTCCAAAGGCATCTATCTATTGGCTAAAGGGTAACCATTGCATTAGATGGGAAAAATTTTTATACTCTAAAGTCCGAGAAATTTGGGATGATGATTACTTTTTCTTAGAGGAAAGATTGCAATTAAATTCAGTAGGTGTTAAGATATTAGATGACAAAGTTTTGGTCAAAGCAGGTAAATTATCTATTACTCATGGCCATCACATTTTTAAAGGAGCGTTCACACCTGTAAACCCATCACGTGGCGCATTCTTAAGGGCAAAGCAGTCGTTAATTGTTGGACACCTACATAGACCTTCCCACCATCCCGAAACAGATTTAGACGGCAAAATAATTAGCTGTTGGAGTACAGGATGTTTATGTGAGCTTAGGGCAGATTACTCACCACTAGTAGGCAATACAATGCATGGCTTTGCTCACATAGAATTGTCTAAGGATGGTGATTATACGGTAAAAAATTATTCAATCATAAATGGTAAATTATGCTAAACAAAGAGAAAGTAATTTTTGAGGATGAGTCTATTGATATTGAGTTTGATTCTAGAGATGGTGAATTTATAGCAGCTGCATTTAATTCGTTAGGTGCTATTGATATGTTAGATACTGGGCTTATGAATGATGAGCAAAAAGAGGTTATAAACACAATACAATTTCAAGCAATAGCTATTATAAGCGAATCTATAAACAACATTTACAATGAGATATTTGATACCAGTGCTGATACTACTGATCAGTTGTAATCCAAGCCGAAAACTTGACAAATTAAACGCAAAACATCCCGAACTCCTTGCCAAATTCTGCATGGACACCTTTCCATGTGTTACCAATAAAATTGATACGGTAACAAGGGTTGAGTATGATTTTATTGAGATACAATGTCCGGGTATTAACAATGTAAAAAATGATACGATTTGGATTACTAAAAACAAAACACAATTTGTGACCGGTTCTGCAATTGTAGCAACTGAATACAAGATAAATACCATTACAAAAACTATAAAAGATAGTGCAGCAATCAGATCATGTGAGCTAGATTTAATTTCTTGTAACAATAAATGCAATGATTTGTTAGAACAAAATAGAAAGCTTCAAAATAAAGTAACCACAAAAAATCGTTGGATAATGTGGCTTATAATAGCATTTTTATTAAGCATAATTGGTAATTTAATACAACTTAAAAAATGATAGCATCAAAGAATTGCATAAACTTGATTAAGATGTTTGAAGGATACAAAGCAAAGGCTTATTTATGTCCGGCAAATGTTCCTACCATTGGATATGGTAGCACCATGCATAAAGATGGTAGAAAAGTTAAATTAAGTGATACAATAAATGAGCAACAAGCTGAGGAATTATTAATGTGGGAATTAAAAAATAAATCCAATGCTTTGTATGGTTTAAATCTTAATCAGAATCAGTTTGATTCGTGCTTATCATTTATTTATAATCTTGGTATTGGTGCTTTTGCCAATTCAACCTTAAGAAAAAAGATTTTAGCTAATCCTAATGATCCTGCAATAAAAGCGGAGTTTATGAGATGGAACAAAGCTAGAGTTGGTGGCGAATTAATGGAGCTTAAAGGACTCACCAGGCGCAGAACTGCAGAAGCTGAAATGTATTTTAAATTATAGTTTTTTTTAGTTTAGTGAATAATCGGCTTAATGTGTCTACATTAGAGCTTTGTAAATTGGGTTGATTTTCATTTTTTCCCCCCTTGATGTTTCTACATTGGGGGTTTCTTTTTATATCTATTTTGTAAGGTTTAACCTGACATTTAGGATATAATAAAAAAAATAAAAAATATTCTATAAATATTTGGTTAATTAAAAAACTAATTTTACATTTGAATTCTAAACCAAAAAAAAATGAAGCAATCAACTAAAGACACAATCACAGTAACCATCTGTATAATTTTGGCATTATTAGCCGATTCATTATTTAACCAAATCTAAAAGACATGACAGAAACAAAAAAGCGAGGGCGGAAGCCTATTCCAGACAATCAAAAAAAGAAACCCGTTTTAATTTATTTATCAGATGATCAAATAAGTTTACTCGGTGGCCCATCAGCGGCTAAAAACATTTTACAAGATTATTCATTATTCAAAATCAAACAAAATGCAAAAAAAGAGACTATTCCAAATTCATGACTTTGTACTTAGACATGATACTATCATTGTGCAGATTCATGAAAACAATTACATTGAAAACTCATTAACTATCCCTATTCATGCTTTTATTCAGTTTCTACTTAGACATGACCGTCTATATTTTGAGACTCAAGATATAAGTACTGGTACCTTAGTTACTAAAACTTACCATCTTACATTTGACAACTACTGGGATGAGATGGAGCGTGATTATAAAGAGCAGGATATCTACGATTTTATTATTTGTACTTGTGTTGATTTTACCAAAGCTATTGACATGATACAATTGAACCTACAAAAGCAACATTACATATGGTAAAATACTTAAAAAAATTGTATGACAAAATATTCAAGACGCGAGAAGAAATCGCAGAAATTAAAAGAGTGGAGTTCTATAATAGACATTCTAGTCAAACAACACCGACAATCAAGAATCATAAACCAAATTCCAAAAACTAAATTAAAACAACATGAGCAACTTCTTTATCGACACTAATCAGCGTCAAATTACATTTACCGACAACAGATTCTACACTGCAGAATCAGGGGCATTTATCCCATCAGTTACAACTATTCTACAAGCTTATCCTAAAGATGCACATTTTTTCAGTTGGCTAAAACAAGTTGGCGAAGAGGCTGACACAATCAGAGATGAGGCAGGTAGACGCGGTTCTATCGTACACAGCCTTACTGAGCGTTATGATGCAGGTGAAGAGGTTAACTTATTAGATAACGGAGGCAACATCAATTTTAAAATGTCCGAGTGGACCATGTTCGAGCGTTATGTAGAGTACAGGCAACAAGTAGATCAGGAAATAATGTATTCTGAGATTAACTTTATTAGTGAGCAATTAGGCTACGCTGGAACAGTTGACCGTGTAACGCAAATAAACGGCAAAAACTACCTTATTGATATTAAGACATCAAATACTATCTACGACCATTACTGGCTACAATTAGCGGCTTACAATCAGCTTATGATTGATGCCTACAAATCAATCAATGTTATCGACCATGTCGCAATACTTTGGCTAAATGCTAAAACACGTACAGCCGGTAAAAATGGTGCCATTCAAGGTGCAGGTTGGCAGTTGATAATACGTGAAGATGCTGAGCGTGCAAATGACTTAAAACTATTTAACGCAACTAAGCTTTTATGGGATGCGCAAAATAGCGACATGAAGCCTAGAATTAAAACTTATTCATTAACACATAAATTGTAAATATGACACCAGTAGAATGGTTATTTGAAAAATTATGGATTGAACCAAAAGATAAATGGTCATGGCGTAATATATTAGATGAAGCAAAAGAATTAGAAAAACAACAAATAGAAATTACTGATGCTGATATAAAAAAATGTTTAACTAGATATAATATTACAGATTTTGGACAAAAATCAGCTTTTATTGCAGGTATTCGATGGACTATAGAAAAAATAAATAATAAATCATAAACGGTGGCACCGATACAGCCATATTTAAACCAATGGACATTACACAATTAATAAATGAATCTGATGAATTATTCAGTATGATTTCGGTTAATTTAACTAAACCAACTGAACAAATTAATTTTACAGATATGTTAAAAACAGACATTGAAACTTATAAGTTAACTGTACTTATCAATATTGCTAATACATTAAAAGAAATTAATCAAAATCTAGAATTTATAAATTACAATATTAAAAGCTGATACCTTACTATCACAATTAAACCAATGGAATTATTTACAGAAACTACACCATATTACGAATCTAATTATAATGATGATTTACTTTTTTGTAAACATTGTGATAAAGAAAATAGATGGTATGGTGCTACCAATGGACCACACATATCAGCTTATTGTATAGATTGTTTTAAGTGGATTAAACATTTATCAACCGAACAAAAAAAAAATTTAACGCTAGTGTCGTAAACACTATAATACAACCAATGGGATCAATAATTAAAAATTCTGCTATCTACCTTACCATTTCGGATGGTAAAATCTGCAGACGTGTGCAATTTCCAACAGCGACATCAAAAATGAGACAAACAAAAGATGGTAAGCTTATCCATGAAGAGCAGTATCACGGCTGGAGTGGTAAGATTACCGACATTGCCACCAGGCAGACTGATTATGGTAAAGAGTGGAACGTAACCATTGAAGATGGTGACACTAAAGCATCTTTGCAAATGAAGTACAGCAGTGGTTATGCATCTGCATTTCTAAAGACATTGCCAAATGTTGACTTGTCAAAAGATGTAGAATTAATGCCTAAATCTGAGACTACAGACGGCAAAACTAAGACCACAATGTTTATCAAACAAGATGGCAAAGCTATCAAGTGGGCCTACACAAAAGATAACCCTAACGGCTTACCATCTATGAAAAAAATCAAAGTTAAAGGCGTTGATGTTTGGGATGACTCCGACATGATGGAGCATCTTGAAGCAATGGTTAAATCTAAGTTTGCAAACAGCAAACAAGATGACTTAGACGTTCCGTTTTAAATCCAATATGGGGGTGCGACCAGCTATCAACGCACATTTTAAATTATTCATCATCATCAAATAAATAAAAAAACATGTCAAAAGAAATCGATTACTTTGGAGAATTTACAACTACTTTAGTTCTATTTGAAAGTAGAATAAAATATATAGAAGAGGCTGGTATACAAATATTATCTAAAGAATTACACAACAGTACAGTTGATCCTAATGATATTTTATATTTAGTAACATTTAAAGTTAATAGCTTGACTTTATTAAAAATGTATTCTGCTGGTGTTAAAGATGGTATTGCAAAAGGTTTTAACTATAAATCTTAACTTATGTGGATAGCTTTAATATTTGAATTTGTTATAGTAATAATTGTATCCATACTTTATGTACATTTGATAAATCATAAAAATAATAACTACAATGAAGACAATTAAAAATTTAATAGGGATGGCTTTACTTGTTGGGTTTATACATCCAGTATTTTTCCCCGATAAACAATATTGGTTTCAAGGGTTTGCCGGCATGGCAGCTGCGTTCATTGGATCAGGTTTAATCTTTGGTTTTAATGGTTATGCAGTTGGTCCGAAGAAAATCGGAAATGCCGAATCAATGCCAGTAATCAACCAGGTGTGGATGATGTTTTTTATTGGGGCTGTTGCTAACTTATTATGGGCTACACTTTATGTTTAAATTAATAGTTATTCTTATTGCCTATGAGTTGCTTAAATGGGCAATAAATAAGCTATTTGATAAGATTGTAAATAACAATTAAAAAGTAAGCGTAAAAACTGACAACTAAACAATAAATGTAAACTTATAAACTTACAACAAAATGACACTACAAGAAGCACTTTTGATTTTACAAACCTTTCACGCTTGGCGCATAGGTGATGACGAGGTACACATGCAAAAACCATCCGAAGTTACAAAAGCAATTGAAACAGTATTACATTATCATAATGACATAAACAATGCCAATAGATAAACAATACCATTTTCTTGCAGGGTTCTGCATCTACATTATTGCACAGTTATTTATGCAACCAATACCTGCAATCATACTAGTAATAGCTATTGCAACAGGTAAGGAAGTTTACGATTATGTAAGTGGCAAAGGTACACCGGATGTCAATGATATACTTTACACAATCTATGGGGCAATGCCATTATTAATTTTAAAATTGATACTATCATGAGATTATTACTTATCGTTTTCCTGATGTCAGGAACATGCTACGCTCAAGAGTTTGAAGGCGGATTTATTAAAGTAAAAGGTACTGGAGGTACACCACCATACACATTTTCTATAGATGGTGGCGCATATCAAACAAAAGATACCTTTTTTAATGTTTCTGCAGGTCAACATATCGTAAACACTAAGGATGCAAAAAACTGCGTAAAAACATCTAATTGCACCATGTACACCAATGTAAAAATGGATGTATTAAGTAAAACAGCCAATACTGTTACATTTAAAGCTACTGGAGGAAAGCCACCATATTCATTTAGCAGAAACTCTACTACAACATGGTCATTGAATAAAACTCGTTGGACTGAAAATCGCAGAAATACAACATACACATTTCGAGTTAAAGATGTACTAGGTTACATTTATTTCATTATCATAACTTTCTAAATTTACAACTTTTGATACTACGAGACTACCAGGTTGACTTGTCGACCAAAGCTTGTGACTTATTAACTAAGCACAAAATTGCCTACTTATCAATGCAAGTTAGAACAGGTAAGACACTTACGGCATTACTTTATTGGTAATGATTTATTAAAAGCATTTGAACAAGTCAAAGAAATGCACAAGCAAGAGATAATAGAGGCTTGTAATTTGGGATACTTTGTAGAAAATGCAGAAGAATATTATCAAGAAACATTTAAAAACGATTAATTATGACATCAGTAGAATATCTAATAGAACAATTAGAAGGTAGTTTCTCAATAATTGCAAGAGCAGTAGGTGTGAAGAAGTATAATGAAATTGTAAGAAATGCAATAGAAATGCACAAACAAGAAGAAATGAATGCTTTTAATCAAGGTCATAGGGAAGAAATATCAGATAAGGAAATACAATCAGAAGCAATAAAAAGAAGTAGTAAATATCAAGATTCTAATTTATTTGAAAATACTTGGGAAGAAGCAATAGAATGGTATAAAGAAAAATCACAATTATTAAAAAATAAAAAATGAGAAGCAGACGAAAATGAACTTCCTGCTGTGATGTTAACTTAATCAGCATATTCAGAAGTAGAAACATTG